CCGTGGCCGGGTAGACCACGCATGCCGACGGCCACGGTGGCCACCAGGGAGCTGGGCACACGGATATTGGCCGTGCTAATGGTGACAGTGCCGATGTGTTGGGCAACGGCAATGGTACGCACGGGGGCGGTGACATTGACGTTGATGCTCATCGCGTGACCCCCGGGCGCACGGTGACGCTGCCTTCTAGCAGGCGGTGGGTGTCGGGGCCAACCAGTAGCAGGTCATAAACCCCTTCGCTCCAACTTAGGTGGCTGGTCTCTTCGGCGGTGAGGGTGATTTGAATCACCCCACTGGTGGGTTGGTCGACCAGGATGCGGCCGTTTTCGGGGTTGCAGGCCAATAGGATCTCGCGGGCGGTGGCACTCTCACGCACCTGTAGGCGCGGGGTGTAGGGGGTGAGATCCATGGGGGTGACGTTATCCCCTTCGCCTTCAGTAATGGTGAGGTCCAACGTGAAGGTGGTGTATTGCTCGATGGTTAGGTCGAAGCTTCCGGCGCTCATGAGTCACCTCGCGAGACGGTTACGCTGATGCCCGTGCAAAAGGGGGCGTGTTGCTTGTCGCAATGGATGTCAGCCGTGGGGCGCAGTAGCTCTACGGCTTGCACGCCGGGGCGATGCAGCGCGGCATACAGGGCAGAGAGGGGGACATCCCGGCCGAGGGCGTGCCGTTCAGCGACAAGGCGTTCGGTTTCATCGACGGCGGCATCCTGCACCACGCCTGCATCGGGGCCTTCGTCAATCACCAGCCGGGCTTCGACGGTGTAGGCGTTGATGAGTGCGCTCTGCACATTGACGCGGTCGGTAAGCGGGCGCACATCGTCGGCACCCACGGTATTCAGCACGCTGGTTAGCAGGGTGGGGCCTGCGGTGCCGTTACCGGAGCGGGCCAGCACGGTGATCATCACCTCGCCGGGGGCGGGGCTGGTGATACTGGCGTCTTTGACGTTGGGATCGGCACCGAGGGCGTGAAAGCGGTAGCCTTCGGCGGGGCCTGCGGTGCTGTAGCCTTCCGGGGATAGCTGGATGCGGCGGCGGTAGTTGGGATCGGTTTCATCCTCCAGGCGTGCCACGCTGTAGTTGGCCCCGATCTGTTCGAGGTCGGCATCGCGGGCATAGGCGAGCATCACGGCGCGGGCGGCTTCGTTGATGCGTTGGCGGAGTAGTAGCTCGCGGTAGGCGTTCTCTTGCAGCAGCTTGACCAGCGGTTCGGATTCCAGCGCGAGCAGCTCGGTCACGGCTTCCCGCTCCTCTTCGGGGTGCAGTGCGATAAGCCGCGCCTTGCGCTCGGCCAGCAGGGTTTCATAGTCCAGCGGCTCGATGACGTTGGGTGCGGGGAGTTGGGAGAGGTCGATGGGGCTGTTCATGGGTTCCCCCTGAGCGGTACCGCTAGGCTGACGCGTTCCCCGTTATCCACGCGTTGAGCGGTGATGATCAGATCGAACCGGCCAGGGCGCTGGGTGGAAACCTGCCGGGTGACTTGCTGCACGCGAATGCGCGGTTCCCACTTCATTAGCGCCACCACCGTGGCGGCGTAAGCGCGCAGGGCGGTGGGGCCATTCAAAGGCTGGTCGATGAGTTCTGGCAGCAGCGAGCCGTACTCCCGGCGCATCACGCGGGAGCCGATGGGCGTGGTGAGAATATCCGCCACCGATTGCTGGATATGGGCCAGCGAATCCAACTGGCGGCCGGTGTGTGCGTTCATGCCTGCCATTACACTGGCCCCTGGGTGTTGGCGGGGCCGGGCTGAATGCCGCTATGGGCGTGGTCGTGCCCCACGTTTTTGCCGTTGTGGGTGAGGCCGCCGCCTTGCTGCTGGTAGCCGCCTTCTCGGTTGAGTTCGCCGGTGTGCTGGATGTTGCCTTGCCAGGTGGTGCCCCCGGGGGCGCTGATTTCGATGGCACCGGGCAGGCGGATGCGCAGCACACTGTTAGCGTGGTCGTACTCAAATAGCCCTTCATCGGGGAAGAGCCTGCGCCACAGCGTGGCAACCTCCGCCGGGGCGGGATGCGCGTTTGAGCACAGCCCGCACAGCACTACCCCAGCGGCGGGGTCGCCGCCGGGTGAAAACAGGATGACTTGCTCGCCTTTCGTGGGCGGGTCCCAATCCCGCGTGGTGCCGGCGCGGCCTTCCAGCCAAGGCAGCCAGTCGGTGAGCAGCTCGCCGGTTTTGACGCGCACGCGGGCAGCGCGGTGGTCCACCTCGGCGATGGTGCCGAGGCGGATCAGGTTGTGCAGCAGGCGGAGGAGTTCCGCGATGTTCGAGACGTTGTTCATAGCCGCTATCCTGCGGCGGCGTTTGGCGAAGGCGAAGCGGCGGCGGGTGTGAATGGGGCGGTTTACACCGAGCCGCTTAGCCGGGGCTGAGGTGCTTCAGCACGGAATCCATGATGTGCTCTTGATCCAGCGCGGAGAAACCCAGCAGCTCCCGCTGGGCGTACTCCACGCGGGGGCCGTCGCGGGTGACGCGGTCTTTGAGGCCGCGCTGGTGGGTGGCGGCGATGCGGGCGACGCTGCCGAAGAAGCCCACCACGGCGGTGTCGCCTTGGGCGGTGGCCTTGAGCCATTTGGCGGTGGAGAGTTTGCTGAACATGGCGCGGCGTTTGATGCTGCCTTGCTGGGCGCGCAGGCGCTGTTCCTTACGCGGGGCGTAGGGTGTGCCATCCGGGTTGGTTTGGGCGCGGATGCGTTCGCGCTGGCGGCGGCGAAGATCCCGCGCCACGTTGCGGGCCAGGGCGCGTCGCTGTTGTTCGTCCAGCTTGGCGAGCAGCGGGCCGACCCACTCTTCTAACGCTTCCATGTTATCCGCCATTCGGGCCGTCCCACTCTGCCACCAGGGTGTAATCGCTTTGGGCGTCGCTATCGCGGATCAGTAGCTGCCAGCGGGTATCCGGGCAGCCGGTGGTCTCGAATCGTGGCATGGCGCGGTCGACCTTGATGTGCCCAGTCGCGCATTCCACCTTGGCGAGCACCCGTTCGCTAAGCGTTACCCGCAGGGCAACATCCACCGATTGGTGGCTGAGAATCTCGGCTTCGAAGCGGATGGCTTCCGCTGGGTCGGCATCGGGCTGGTACTCGGCCAGCCACTGCAGCAGCGGCACGATGATGGTGTCCAGGTTCGCGCTGAAGTCGGTGAGCACGAGCTGGGCGGTGAACTGGTATTCGTGGGTGAGGTTGGGGCCACGGCGAAAGGCGATGCTGCCTTCTTCCACGAAGGTGAGCAGCCGTTCGGGGTCTTTCGCCAGGGCGGGTACCGCGTTAATCAGGTGAGCGCGTAGCCGATGGAGCTTCTGCATGGTGGGCCTCTTGGCAGGCGATGATGGCATCGACCTCGGCGGCGCACTGTGCCCAGGCGGCTTCGGTGCGTTCTAGCTGCAGGTCGAGTTCGCCGTTGGTTTCGGGGTTACTCGCGGGGAGCGTGCAGGGGCTGGGGGTCGCGCACTGATTGATGATAAGCGTCGGCACCGGTGACGGCGGGGCGGCGGCGCATCCGGATAACAGCATCAGGCAGGCGAGAGCCAGCCCAGGCGCGAAGTTGTGCATTTTCACGGTGTAGCTCCTCAATGGTGGCCAGGCGGTTGGCCGCTGTGCGGGTGAGTGTGGCCTGCTGCTGAGCGAGGGCGCGGCGCTGGCTCTCCAGGCGCATGGCGTTTTCCCACAGCGCATTGATGACCACTTTGCTTTCTGCTTCCCGCTGCTGTGCTTGGGCGAGCTGCTGTTCGGCCAGTTCGGCGCGGGCTTCGGCGGCGTGGGTGCGCTGCCACAGCGCCCAGGTGACCAGCAGCACAAGCACCAGGATGGCGAGGGCGGCGAGTAGGCGGGTCATGGGATGGTCTCCTGTGCTAAGCCTGCCAGGCACAGTTCCCGCTCGGTAGCGCGACGGCTGACTAGGCCGTTCAGCTTGCGGCCACCGGCGTAGACCCAGCGGCTGAGCTCGTGGCAGGCACCGCGCAGGTCGCCTTGGTTGAGTTTGCGCAGCAGGGTGGAGCGGGCGAAGTTGCCTTCCCCCACGTTGTAAACGAACGAGGCCAGCGCAGCGCGGGTGGGTTCGGGAAGCGCGACCTGGGCGCGGCGATCCACCACGGCGAAGGCGTGGCCGAGATCCTGCTGCAGCAGGGCGGTGCATTCGGCCTGGCTGAGGGTTTGCCCCATGCGTGCTGTGGCGGTGTGGCCATAGCAGATGGTGGGGATGCCGACGGGGTCGCGGTAGGCACTGGGCTTGTAGCCTTCGTAGTAGGAGACGACGGCGGTGGCGATACTGATGGCCCCGGCGGCCAGGCTGACGCCGAGTTTGGTTTTAAGACCCACGGCGGTTCTCCCAATAGTCACGTAAGCGGGTGAGGTGGCGGGGAATCAGCAGCCCGATTTGTAGCGCCAGGTAGAGCAGCGTTAGCACCGTGACCCAATCGGCGGGTGTCATACCGCCCACGTGTAGCAGCGAGACGATGGCCGGGGGCGCGGCCTTGGCGCTTTCGGTGGTGATTTCAAAGTGGTGGCTCATTCGGGCCTCGGCGGTTTAGAACGTTAATCCCACAGGTTCACCGTGGGGGCGCGTTGGGTGGCCTGGGGAAGGGCAGGCAGGTTGACCGGCGTGCCGTGGGGCAACACCGGCCCCTGTTCTGCCAGCCCGTGGTTGGCGGCTAGCACCTGCTCGGTGACGCCTCGGGTGGTGCCGTAGACGCGGTAGCAAATGGCATCCAGGGTGTCGTGCTGTTGGGCGCGCACGGTGGTGGATGGAGCGAAGGTCATATCAGCTCGACCGTGCTGTGTGGCCGCCCTTCGATCTCGCTGATCGCCCAGGCAGCGTCGCGGCGGTAGCCATCGGCGGGGGCTTGGAGCTGTTCGCCGCGCTCCCGGGCGCTGTTGGTGGCGTCATAATCGGCGTAGTGCTCCAGCAGGCTGGCGTGAGCGGTGGAGTACACGGCGCGCAGGTAGAGCACGTTGAACACTTCCGGCGATTGCCACACGGGAATGGGCAGCGAGGCCATGGTGGGGTAACCCGCTTCGACCTTGGCCTGCTGCCAGTGGCGCAGCACGCGGTTGACCGTGATCATGGCGGCCTTCAGGGCGCTTTCGATGCGCGGCGGGGTGATGGTGCTATCTAGCCGGTGGGTGGCGCGAAAATCGCTGGGCTGGATGTCCGGCCAGAAGCCGTTGTTTTCGAGCGGGCTGTCGAGCGGCTGCTCGGTGGTGTCGCTTTTGGGTGTGCCTGCCGAGATAAAGCTGCTCATCGTGGCTCCTGGTAGCGGGTAAACGTTTTGCGCGCGGGGTCGGGCGCGATGAATAAAAAGGGGGTGGGCGGCGTTCGAGCGTGGGCGTTAAAACGTCTGGCTCTTACGTCGCGCCCCCTGACGTCGGCGGTCGACTCGGTTGGCCGCTAGCCCGTGGGCGCCGCGGCAGCGTTCTGTTTGCGTTCTCGTTCCAGGCGTTCGAGGTCTTTCTTCACGCCAATGCGGTCGTTGAGCGCGAGGGCACGTTCCAGGTGGTGCTGGGCGTCGTCTAGCTGGCCGGTGGCTCGGCAGGCGTAGCCCAGCGCTTTGTGCAGCTTGGCGCGTATCTGATCGTGCATATCCGCATCCCGGGTGAGGGCTTCCACATCCACCAGGTGCACGAGCAGGGCGGTGGTGTCTGCGCCTTCTTCATCCAGCTGCTTCAGCGCTTGGTCGGCGACCTCTTCGGCGATGATGGCGGGCGTGCCGCGCTCGAATTGATCCGGCGGGGTCAGGCCGTGCTTAATGGCGTACTGGGCGATGGCAATGGCCCCGGCGAGGTCACCGGCATCAATACGCCAGAGCATCACGCGCATCAGCACGTCGTCTTGCGCACCCTGGCCCGCTTCCAGCACGCCGGACACGTACTCGGCGTATTTGGGCAGGATCTCGCGCTTGATCTCGGCTTTGCGCTCCATGGATTGGGTGGATTTGAGCAGGCGATAGTCTTCAAACAGCGCGGCTTGCATCAGCTCATACGCTTCGCCCTGCATGGGGGCTTCTCCCGCGTCAGCGGCGGCGAGGGCCGCGCTGACGCGTTCAAAGTGGCGGCGGGCTGGGCTGGTCATCGTGTCTCCTTAACCGTTCACTGCTGCTGGGGACAGCTCGATGTTTTCCACCAGGCAGCCCGCGCCGAAGTCTTCCACCACGTAGGCGTCGTTGGAGGACTCGTAGTTCTCGATGCGGTTACGCTTGGGGTTTTCGGTGACGAAGCGACGGCGGGCGCCGTTCTGCCAGTAGACCGAGAGGTTATCCAGGGTGGTGACCATCAGCGCGTTATCGGGGAAGAAGGGCACATCCATGCCTTGCAGCCCGCCGATGCGCTTTTGGCTGATCACTAGGTCGGCGGCCAACTGCTCGCTGGGCGGTAGCTGGTTGAGCAGCGGGAAGTACTTATCCGACATCAGGTTGCGGCCAAGGATGACCACCAGCCCAGGCAGGCGGCGGAACCAGGGGGCGATGAGGCTGTTCACCACGTCGTAGACCAGGGCATCTAGCGTGGCGTAGTCGCCAACGATACGTCCCGGGATGGTGTCGTTGGGTGTCGGGTCGATCAGCACTTTGCCGTTGGTTTTACCACCGGTCATCACTCGTGCCGGTGACTGGGTGCGGTAGTGCTGCAGCCAGCCGATGTTGACGTCTTGGAGGTACGGGTTGGCGACCGGGTCGGTTTGCGCGGCGGCGGAGGTGCCGTTGAAGCCGATCATCATGCGGTCCAGCGCCTGCTGGCGAACGATGACATCGCGCACCATGGACTGGAAGTTGGGGAACTTGGCCCAGGCATCCAGCTTGGCGTACCCCAGGTGGGTGTCGAATTCGGTCATTCGGCACTCGTAGCCTTGGGCATCCAGCGTGGTGAGGTCGCGGGTTTTGCGATCCTGGTTGGCGACGTTGGTGCGGGCGGCGATGGGGCCGGTAACGCCGAGGGCGAGCTTTTCGCCTTTCAGCTCATCGACGCCGACCATGTTGATGCGCGAGAGGAAGTCACTGGACTCCTGAATGCGCTTCTCCAGCCGCTGCTGGATGGTGGGGTCGACGGCAAATTTCTGGGTGGCGTCGGGGACGCCGTTGAGCTTCGCCACTTTGGCGGCGAAGTTGTTGAAGTGCTTGCGGGTATCGTTGCGCATGGGCGTCTCTTAGCAGTCGGTTTCGATGTCGGTGTCGCCGCCGGTGGCAGGCGTGCGGGCCGGGCGGTTGGGGGTGCCGTCGAGCTGGGTGTAGAGCGCGTCGAACTCTTTTTTCAGGGTCTCGTGGGCGCTTTTGAGCTCGTTGAAGGCGGCTTGCGTGGGGCGCTTTTTCAGGGCGTCGCTGAGTGCCTGGTGTTTCTCCACGAACAGGCCAAGGGTCTCTTCCAGCTCGCTGCGGAAGGCCTCAAAACCGGCGGCGCTTTTCGCATCCTGCTTTTTGAACAGCGCTTTGACCCGCTCGGCCAGCGAAGGGCCTTGCGGTTCATCGCTGAAGCTGAGGTCGGTTTCCAGCGCTTCGGAGAAGAGGTTTTCCGGGCGCTGTTTGCGGGCGGCCAGCGGGGAGTTTTCACCCTCAGAGGCGCTGAACTTGAGCATCGAGGTGCCGAGCGAGGCGGGGGAGTCCGTGACCGCCAGCCCGACAAGATAGGCTTCGCCGGTGTCGGCAAAGTCGAGGTCGATCTCCATGGAGGTGTAAACCTTCTGGCGTTTTTCGACCATGGCTTTGAGTTCGTCGGTGGGGTCGATCTCGGCATAAAGGCCAAGCTTGCCATCGTCGTCTGCCTCGGTTTTAAGCGCGGTCACGTCGCCGTAGGCTTTGAAGGGGCCATCCGGCAGCAGGCCTTTGATGTGTTCCATATTGACCCGGCAGCCGTACTTGGCGGGGTCGAAATTGGCGGCCATTTGGGTGAGCCATTCGGCGCTGATGGTGCGGCCATCGGTGGTTGCGCCTTCTTTTGCGATACGGTGCCAGGGCATGGTCGGGCCTCGGTGAGTGGGTGGGCGTTTGGCTGCGGTCAGGTTCCCCGCAGTGGGGCCGTGGCTCAATGAGGGCTGGGTGTAAGTGGCGTGACTTACATCGGGTGGGGCAATCGTGGCCGTGCCTGCGCGGGTACGCTGGCGGCATGACAGCCCAAGCCCCGATTGACGACGACCAGCACCGCCTTTCTGCCCGCCATCTCTATTGGATGGGGTGGCGGATTGCGCGCATTGCCGAGTTCCTGGAGTTGCCACGGGCCACCGTGGATTCGTGGAAGAAGCGCGACGCCTGGGACGAGGCCACACCAACCCAGCGGGTAGAGGGGGCGCTGGAAGCGCGCCTGGTGCAGCTGATTTGGAAGGAGCAGAAAGAGGGCAAGGATTTTAAGGAGATCGACCTGCTGGGCCGCCAGATCGAGCGGCTGGCCCGGGTGCATAAGTACCAGGGCAGCGGGAAGGAAGCCGACCTGAACCCCAACATCGAGCGCCGCAACGAGGGGCCGAAGAAGAAGCCCGCCCGTAACGATGTGGGCGATGAGGGGGTGATCCAGATCGTCGAGGCGTTCGAGGCCTCGCTGTTCGATTATCAGCGGGGCTGGTACCGGGCAGGACAGCACGAGCGCATTCGAAACCTGCTCAAGTCGAGGCAGATCGGGGCGACCTGGTACTTCGCCCGCGAGGCGATTGCCGATGCCATGGAGACCGGCAAGAACAAGATCTTCATGAGCGCGAGCAAGGCCCAGGCGCACATCTTCCGCCACTACATCGTGCAGTTCGTGAAGGAAGTGACCGGGGTGGAGCTCAAGGGCGACCCGATCATTCTCGCCAACGGCGCGGAGCTGCACTTTCTGGGCACTAACGCCAAAACCGCCCAGGGCTACCACGGCGATACTTACCTGGACGAATACTTCTGGATTCATGGCTTCGAGACGTTCCGCAAGGTGACGTCGGGCATGGCCATGCACAAGAAGTGGAAACAGACCTACTTCAGCACGCCTTCCTCGGTGGCCCATGAGGCGTACCCGTTCTGGACCGGTGACCGGTTCAACAAACGCCAGAAGAAAGCCGACCGGGTGAAGATCGATGTGAGCCACGCGGCGCTGAAAAACGGGGCGCGGGGGCCGGATGGCCAGTGGCGGCAGATCGTGACCATTGAGGATGCGATTGCCGGGGGCTGTGATCTGTTCGACATCGATCAGCTGCGTCTTGAATACTCGGATGACGAGTTTGCGAACCTGCTGATGTGCGAGTTCGTGGACGATACGCAAAGCGCCTTCCCGCTGGCGATGATGCAGCGCTGCATGGTGGATAGTTGGGATGCCTGGCGTGATCTGAAACCCTTCGCGCCACGGCCGTACGGGGAGCACCCGGTCTGGATTGGTTACGACCCGGCGGGGGATGGTGAAGATGGCGATGGGGCAGGGTTGGTGGTGGTCGCACCGCCGAAAACCGCCGACAGCAAGCACCGCATTCTGGAACGCCACCGCCTCAAAGGGCGCGACTATGAAGCGCAGGCGGAATTTATCCGCAGCGTGACCCGCCGCTATAACGTGACCTTTATCGGCATTGATACCTCGGGCCTTGGCGAAGCCGTGGCCCAGCTGGTGGCGAAGTTCTTCCCCACAGTCACCCGTTACCGCTATACCCCGGAAATGAAGTCGCGCCTGGTGATGCAGGCGCAGCAGATCATCAACAAGGGGCGGCTTGAATTCGATGCTGGCTGGGTGGATCTCGCCCAGTCGTTTATGGCGATCCGCCGGGAGCTGACCGCCTCCGGCCGCCAGATGACCTACACCGCAGGGCGCAACAACCAGACCGGCCACGCTGACTTGGCGTGGGCGACCATGCACGCCTTACACAATGAGCCTCTTGATGGCCCCGCCGACCATGGCACGGGCCGTTCCCTAATGGAGATGTACGGATGAGCGACGCGGCAGCAAAGCCACGGGTGCGTGTGCCCGCCTACGTGAAAGACACCGACACCGCCGCCGCGCCTGCCAAAGCGGAGGCGTTCAGCTTCGGTGAGCCGACGCCGGTGATCGATGGGTACGATTTTTTCTATACCGGCTGCTGGATGCTGGGCAACGAGTGGTACGAGCCGCCGGTGGATTTTCCGGCGCTGGCCCAGACCTATCGCGCCACGGCGCACCACGGCTCGGCCATTCAGGTGAAGCGCAATATCCTGGTGCGCTCGTTCATTCCCCACCCGCTGTTAAGCCGCCAGGCCTTCAGCGCGCTGGCCACCGACTATCTGGTGTTTGGCAACTGCTACCTGGAGCGGATCTTCGGCCGCTTGGGGAGGTTGCTGGCATTGAAGCCTGCGCGGGCGAAGTACGTTCGCCGCGGGGCGGATCTCAAGCGTTACTTCTGGGTGCCCAACTGGTCGGAGCGCAGCGAGTTTGAGGAGGGCAGCATCATCCACCTATTGGAGCCGGATATTAACCAGGAGGTGTACGGCGTGCCGGACTACCTGGGCGCGCTGCAGTCGATCTTCCTCAACGAGAACGCCACGCTGTTCCGGCGCAAGTACTACCTGAATGGCTCCCACGCGGGGTTCGTGATGTACGTTTCTGACGCCGCCCACAACCAGGAGGACATCGACGCCATGCGCACCGCGCTGAAGGAGTCGAAGGGCGTGGGCAACTTCCGCAACCTGTTCCTGTACAGCCCCAACGGCAAGAAAGACGGCATCCAGATCATCCCGATCTCTGAGGTGGCCGCGAAGGACGACTTCGCCGCGATCAAGAACATCACCCGCGATGACCAGCTCGCTGGCCACCGCATCCCCCCGCAGCTGATGGGCATTATCCCCAACAACACTGGTGGCTTCGGCGACGTGGAGAAAGCCGCCAAGGTGTTTGTCACCAACGAGCTGGAGCCGGTGCAGGCGGTGTTCAGTGAGATCAACGATGTGCTGGGGGAGGAGGTGATTCGGTTTAAGGAGTATTCGTTGGCTTCTGCTAGTGAGCCACCCGCTGACCCTATTCGTTAAGACACATCCAACCAAAACGCCGCCCGATTGGGCGGCGTTTGCGTTAGGTGGAAGCAATCTGTGGCGGCGCCGGGGGCAGGTGGGTGGCGTTCCATACGTCTAATGGTTCAGTGGGCAGGCCAATCGCATCATTCACCTGCCGTAGGGCGCAGTGCAGGTTGAATCGTTCCCGTGGGTCTTCGTTCCTGGCAAGCTCCCGCGCTAGGGTGCGGCTTTGTTCCTGCAAAATGAGCAGGTAGCGGAACTTCGGCGTGTCCTTGATGCGTTTCCGCACCTGTTCCAGTGGCTGCACCTCCGTCGCCTGCTGCTTTAACAGCGCCACGGCTTGGCGTTCACGATGGATAAAGTAGCGCCGCACCTTGCGGCCCATGGCATTGTTTTCGATCATCGCCAGTTCTTTGGCCATTCCAATCGTCAGGTGGTAGTCGATAGATCGGCGGTCACCACCGCGCCCAGATTTTTGATTCCCCAAATCGGGGGAATCAAAAGTGGCGGCTGTTTGATTACTCAAATTTGAGGAATCAAACTCCTCATCCTGACTTTCTCCCAAATTTGGGGAAAAGTCGCTTTTTTCATAAGTGTTTGATTCCAGGGCTCGCCAATTTTGGTGAGTAGCTTTATGACCTTTGCCAGCCATCATCTCAACAGTGATGTAGTCCTCGCCCTCTATAAATCCATACTGCGCAATTCGATTGCGAAACCAAGTCGAGAAGTCGCGCCCCACTTCCAAAAACTCATGTAGGTCACGGGCGTTGCACAGCAGCGCTTCCTCCGATTGAAACACCGGAATCATCATATCGTTCATGGGTTTCTCCTTTGCTAACAATCGATTAGTGGACTTGCTGCTGTAGGCGCTCAAGATAGCGGCCCGCAATCGCGGCACCGTCTACCATGTGGCTGTACATCGCTTTGCCTGCCGGGGAACCTAGCTGGCTAAGCGCCTCGTAAAGATGGTACTGGCGGTCAAGCTGCCGCAGCGCCTGCATATGGTGGCACAGGGCATACAGGTTGGTGCAGTCGCTGCTGTCCAGCGGGCTGGCGGTGGGTATGGCGGGAAGTGGGGCACAGGCGGCAATGAAATTGCAGGCGTTGTTTAACTCATCGGCTGGGATCAGTTCGGCCCTGGGCACGTTGAAGCGTGTGTGTACCAATCCCCATAGCTGGGAACGCGCTTGGCGCTGTTGGGCGCTCGGCAAACGTTTGAGCTTTTTGCCAATCAATTCATGCAGGATATGCAGGCCATCGGTACCGATAGTGGTCGAAGAAATATCGTAGTAGCCATACTTGCGGATAGCGGGCAGCACCTCGGCGGTCACCCACTTCTTGAACCGACGTGCTTCGGTTTTACGGCTGCGTAGTATCAGGGAATACAGACCAGACTCATTGATTAGTATGGGTTTTCTACCCGAACCCGAATACTGTTCGTGTTTACGTTTCTCGTCGTCGTCCAACCCGATCAGCGCTTTGTTGGTGTCACGCAGATCCAACGCAGCGCATACATCCATGGCAAAAAACCACGGCTGTTCGTCAATCAACAGCGTGCGGACTTCTTGGGTATCGAATTGGAAAGGAATGATATGAGCAGCCATGGGATGGCCTCCGTATAAGTTTAAGTATGCAGACATCCAGTTAGTAGCTGGAAGCCGGGTCTCAACTAGAGCCTTATACGAAGCTCCGGGCCTATTCCCGCGATGCGGTATTGTATTACGCCTCTCGACCCGGCCATAAACCTGTGTATGGCAGGAAGCGCCGTCTTTCAGGCACAAAAAAACCGCAAAGCTGTCGGGTGCGGATACCGCGTATAAGTTCTAGTACCCACGACTCTAGCGGCACCGCCCCCGGCTGTCAATCACGCCGCCCGCACCCCCTGGCGCGCCGTCGACTCCCCGCCCCGCCTGCGCGCTAAACCTGTGTGTTTTTATGCACCCATGCACATGCCTCTAAACCGCGCCGTTACTAGGGCCTGCGGCCAAATTCCGTACGCCCATTTCCATGCGGAATCATGCGAATTCCTTCAAACAGAGTATGGTGTGGCTTCGTGAAGGGAGTGGGGCATAAAAGCATGGGGGGATCGGAAAAAGGTAACCTGGGTGATCTGCCTCTTTTTTAATCGCAAGCAGCTGATTTTATTTGTATTTTTGATTACCTCTAAAAGGTAATATAAGGTGATGTAAAAGGTAATTTTTGATTAACTTATTGATAGTAAATGATTTTTATAAATGAACGATTCACCTTTATAAAAGGTAATGTTGTTACCTATAGATCACCATTTTATTACCTTTTGAACGACTGTATTAATTTTAATAATTTCAATTGCTTAGGTGGTTTTCGCGAGGTTGGTTACCTTTATTACCTTTTTCCGAGACCCCCACACATTCCCGCCAACCCTCCACATGTGACGTGCGCACGTACGTGATAATGGCGTTGCTGCCAAATACTCGGGAACAAACTGGGAATGCTTTGGTGCTATCGATCGCGATAGATCATAATAGAATCAATTGGTTAGGTCGTAAGATGGAGGCCAGTGTGGTTTCGAATCCCTCCCTCTCCGCCACAGAATTTAAAAAAGCCCGCTGAGCAATCAGC